GCGACATGTCCGAGAAAAACCGGGAGGACGTGACAGCAACACGGTCTGATATTATTTCCTGGGGGTATTCCCCGTGCGGCAGGTGCAAACCATGAGCGCCCGCAAAGCAGCAAAGAAATACGGCCCGGGCGGGCAGTACTACCGCCGCCGCATCACGCGCCCGGATGGGAAGACCGAGGACGTCTACGCCAAAACACAGGCGGAGCTTGCCGAAAAGGTCACGCTCCGCCTGAATCAGCTCGCCGCGGCGGGAGCTGTCCCGCCCGAGGAGCTTTATTTTTTTGAGTATGCCGCCGGGTGGTATGCCCGGCGCGAGCCGCACCTCAGCCCGGGCATGCGAAAGATGGTCAAGCATGAGATCAACGACGTGATCTGCCCCGTCATCGGCGGCATGAAGATCCGGGACATCACCAGCGACGACGTGGCCGCGGTCATGGCCACGCGCGGCCACCTGAGCCGCAGCGCCCAGTCCAAAACCGTCCAGGTGCTCCGCCAGATCTTCGACGCAGCGCTCGAGGCAGGTGTAATCGAGCGTCTGCCCACGCGCAAGCTCCGCGCTGCGGGGAAAGCGCCGCCGCCGAAAAAGGCGCTCACCGAAGCCCAGGCGCGGGAGCTGCTGGAGGCCGTCCACGGTCTGAGCGTCGAGCCCTGCGTGATGCTGGGCCTTTATACCGGCATGCGCCGCGAGGAAATCTGTGGGCTTCTGTGGGACTGCGTGGAGCTGGACGCCGCCGCCCCGCACATCACCGTGCGCCGCGCCTGCCGCTGGCCGAAAAACACGGCAGGGGAGATCTCCGACGTGCTGAAGACGGACGCCGCCGCCCGCGTGATCCCGCTGCCCCCTCAGTTGGTGCAGTTTTTGCAGCAGCTGAAAGCCGCGCAGCTCGCCGCCCTCGGCGCTGATCCGGCCGCGCTTATGCGCCTCCGCCGCCGCTGCGTTTACGGCACAACGGACGGGAAGCCTCTCAGCCTCACCGCCTTCCGCCGCCGCTGGGAGGCCATCCGCTGCCGTTCTACAGCCTCCGGGCGCGAGCTGGGGGAGAAGGTACGCAACCACCGTTACAGCGTCACCCTGGACTTTTATCCGACGCCCCACATCCTGCGCCATACCTACATCACGCGCCTGATTCTCGGCGGCATGGACTTAAAGCGCGTCCAGTACCTCGCCGGTCACGCGGATCCAAAGGTGACCTTGCAGATCTACACCGACCTCATGGGCCACGCCCCGGAGGATCTGATCTCCGATATCGATCGGATTTTTAAGCCCTGACTGTACCCCATTATTACCCCATTTTTTCCGTGCCTTCCGGTTACCCCGCCACCGACGTTCAAAATGCGCGCCATTTCGCGCCCCTGCGTCTTGTGCCGTAAATCCGCAACCCATTGCGCCGCAACGCTTCCCCGAAAACCGTTGATTTTCCAAGGCTTTCCGCCTCTTTTGGCTATGTTATTTCGTAATCAGCAGGTCGTGTGTTCGAGTCACATTACCAGCTCCACCCGCAAACCGTTGTGTATCAATGGCTTGCGGGTTTTTCTTTTTCAACGCTTGTTTTTGAATGCGCGGGTATTACCCCATCTATTACCCCGATCAGTCCGCCTGATTGTAAAAAACAATAATATTAACGCGCCCCTGTTTTATGCGGGGGGCGCGTCTTTGTTATCATGATATCATTTTAAATCGTCGGGAGGCTTGTCAGGGTCGCCTGCGGCGTGGCGGCCTGCGTACTCCGGCTCCGTCGTGGTCTCGTCCTTGCCGTCGCCCTGGTCGTGGTCGATTTTCTCCTTATAATCGGCCAGCATCCTGCGCAGCCACGCAGGGACTGGCGCGCCGAGCTTTCCGGCGTTTTCCGCGATGCTTCCGAGCTCGGTGATGATGTACCACAGCAGCACCACCGGCGTCACCAGCGGGCCGATCTTTACCGGCAGATCCATCCCCGACCCGTTGATGATCACTGATAGCGCGGTGTCACAGAGGGCGGCAACGAGCACGGCGAAGATCTCTCCCAGCTTGTGCCACAGCCCAGCGCGCGCCTCGGCGCTTGACCAATCTCCGGCCGCGCTGGCCGCGGCGCTGCCGGAGATGTAGTCCAGGATGATGCAGCCGATCCAGATGATCACCGCCCAGCCGTTCCAACCCCACAATGAGGTGAGCAGCGCGAGGATCGCGGCGACGCCCGCCTTGATTTCAGTGGCTTTTTCCGGTGCATTCATTTTTTAACTCCTTTCCATCATGGCAATGCTGTTTTTCACGTATTCCGAAAATCCTTCCCGAAATTCAGCCGTTTGAAGATACGACAGAAGCAGATTGTTGACGATCCCAACCGGGTCTTGTCTATCCGCCGCCTCCGTATCGGGCGGCTTTTCCGGGGCGCTGGTCGTGAGTTGGTGGTGATACTGATAGTCGCAGCCTCCCGCGTCAACCAGCGTCTCAAACCGAACACTCCGACTTAAGTCCGTGTCTATGTTTCCGTCGTAGCCACTGACGCGCCCGCTATCGCTCGTCTGCCAGAGGTCACAGGGCGTATAGGGCGGGGTGCTGCTCCACTTTGCCACCCACACGAGCGTCCCGCCGGGCAGCTCGTCAGGACGCACCTTCGCCCAGAGGTTCCCCTCCGAACCGTATACGCCAGGCAGGTACCCGTGCTGCGCGATCCCGTCGCACCAGGCGTCCAGCACAGCAAGAAGCGCGTCATGCGGCAGGCTGAGCTGCTTCGGCTCCTCCACGTCCAGATAGATTCCCAGCGGCATAGGAAATCCGTTGAGCGTGTCCAGCAGATGCCCTGCCTCCGCTGCCGCCTCTTTCGCGGTCGCGGCGTGGGAATAGCAGTAGCATCCGACGGGGAAGCCCAGCTCATACGCCTCGCGGTAGAAGTCAAAGGCCGCCTTGTCTACGATCTCAATGCCCTCGGTGAGCTTGATGATTGCGAAATCACAGCCTGCTTCTTTGAGCTGCCGGATCGTCAGCCCGTTTTGATAATGAGAAATGTCAACGCCCTTCATTGTTTACTCCCTCCATACGATCCACCCGACCACCGCCGCCAGCAGCGCCGCTCCGATGATCGGGGCAATCAGCCAAAACTCCGGGCCATGCGCTACGCAGTACCAGCCGAGCGCCTTGAACTCAGCGGCGATCCAGTACCAAATGCTCATAGCTCAGTCCTCCGTCAGCAGGCCGGAAAGGGCTTTTTCATCGTCGTCGTCGTCTTCCATTGTCATTCCTCCGGTTCCGGCTCCGGCTGTGGTTCCGGCGCGGGGGTCATGTCCGGGAAAGCTCCCTTCGACTCGCGCATGATCTGCCTGCCATCTGCTCGGGTGAGCGTGACCGTCCACATGGCACGGGTAGCGGAATCGGCCGCAAGGAATGCTGACACACGGGAATGGAACTCGGACTGTGCCACTTCTAAGGCGCGGGCCTCGTCGCCATTGGGGTTGGTTTCGGTGGAATTATAGTTGCGGGAGTCGTAGGGTTTGGGGTAGTCCGGAATGGGGCTGTACACGCCCTCCGGGTGTGCGTCGCTTGTGACCACTTGGGTCGCGTTGACAATGTAAATAGTCCTCATGTGCGTTGCTCCTTTCAAATCCTGTGTCCCCAAATTTGTACTGTTGTCCCAACAGGGATAGTAGCGTCTGTTAGGATAAGCCCACGAATGCTGTCGTTCTCAAAAGTTTCCATCGTCCATTTAACCATCGCAGAGTATGTGCTATTCCCGCCATTAAGATTTGTAAATGCGAGCGCATTTACAGGACCATATTTTTTTAACTGGAGTGATAAAAAATGTCGAGAATCAAGGCTCGCATGAGCAAAGTTATTAAATCTAAAACTAACTAACTTCTCTGATCCATTTTTATCGCATATAATATATCCGTTTATCGGAATTGCAAAACCAGCCGGGACATAGATCAATATGTTTACAGCGTCAAGTGTGAAAGGATCTCCATTTTTGTCAGTTTTAATAGTCCACCGATTTGTAGAATCCGTTACTACGACATCGTTAATGATTTCCCATGTGGCACTATTATTTTTTGTTGCTCCAAATACTGTAGCAACCCCAAACTCACCATCCTTCACGTTGATCTCATAGCTGGTATTTGCGTCCAGATTATCCGGATCAAACCCGTTCGCCCACTTGAGCGTGACCCCTGTCGGTGGCGTGATCGTCAACACCGTGGGCGTACTGCCGCTCTCAAAAGTTACGTCTACGATGCCGCTTGCCGGAAGCGTGATATCCAGCGTTGTTACCTCGCCGCAGATATAGCGCACGCCGGGCAGGGCGGTGATCGTCGGCGTAGTGCCGGTGACGGTGACAACCCTGTCCCTGTCCTGCCACGTCGGATTGAGCTGGTTGTCAAGACCGAGGATTTGGTCAGCGGTTCCGGCAGTCGCGGGTTTATTGAGCTTGCCAGTATCGATCACATCCTGCGCCGCTGCTGTGCGGTAGGCGTCCGGCACCGCCTGGAGAGCTGTATCGGCCTTTCCCAGCGATATCTGCACTGCCTGTGTGAAATCAGTCTTGGGAATGCCTCCCGCCGGTTTTGTGTATTTTCCGGAAAGCCCGTTATAGACCGCGCCGGACTCCACCAGATCAGTGCTGCCCTGCGCGATGTTGCCGGTCGCTGCCCTAAACGCCGCGGAGCCGAGGTCGGAAAACCATTTTGCGATCTTCCCAAAGATCACGGACAGCTTCTCCCCGGTGGAAATGTTCGCCCGGTTGGCCGCAGCCGTAAAAGCTGCCGTCACGTTCGACCCGTCTCCGGTTTTGGGGAGCGCGTTGTCGATTTTGCTCTGCACGTCAGAAGCGAAGTCGTTCTCCGGTATGCCCGTCCCCGGTTTTGTATACTTGCCCGCGATGGCTGCGTCCTGCGCTGCGTCTATCACGTTCTGCGACGCCGCTGTTCTGTACGGGGCGAGCGCGCCAGGCGCGAGGTAGTCCGTCCCGGCGACAGCGGCGGAGACCTGCCCGTTGCCGCTGCCTTTGAGGATGCCGGAAGCGTTGATTGCGGGCTGCTTGAGCGCTATAGCCGCCGCGTTGGTGCTGATCTGTTCGATCAGCGCCGCCGTTGCTCCGGAATTAAGCGCCGCGAGCTGGGCGGCGGTCAGCGGGGACTCGTTTACCCGGAACTGAGGCTGCCAGCCGTTGTCCGCGCCTCCGGGCTGGAAGACGTAGATGTAGCGCCACGCCTCGTCGTTGTGGGTCTCGTCGTCGGCAACATAGGCGTAGTCGTTGTTGCTGACATAGTTTGCGGCGGCGGGGTCTGCGGTCTGCCACTGCACGGCGAAGAGTGCCGCCCGCGTGGGAAACGCGCCCCGGAAAAACGCCGCCGCGCTGTTGATGGAGCTGTTGACAAAGGCCTTGTCCGCAAGCTGATTCTCGCTGCTCGCCTGGTTTGGGATCTTCTGCTCGATTGCGTTTACATCGGTCTGCAGCTGGTCGATCTCGCCGCCCTGGGTCTGGATGTCGGCGGCGTTGGTGCTGATCTGCTGCACCTGCGTCCCAGTCGTGCGCTTGTAGGTGCTGCCGTCCGGGATCTGATCCAGCGTCGTATCCTCCGGCAGCGCGCCCACGTCCTCAGCGTCCAGCGTGACCTCGCCGGTCTTGCCGTTGACCTCGGTGACGCCCGCGGGCTTAAATCCAAAATCCAGCGTGACGGCGCCGGTTTCCGGGTTGACGATCTTTGCCACGCTGGGGCCGCTCTGATCCTCGTGGGCTGTGACGCCCAGATCCTCGACCGCCTGCCTGGCGGCTTCTGCGCGGTCTGCCTCATTTCCAGCCGTTTCGGCGCTCTTGGCGGCGGCGTTGTTGGCCGTCTCCGCGGCGTCCGCCGCCTCCTGCGCGTCCTGGGCGTTTTGGAGCGTTTCTGCGCCCAGGTCTTCCAGCCGCTCGACCCAACTCTCATACGGATCCGGCGCGTCGCCCTCCGGGGATTGCAGCCCGCGATCCACGAAAAATTGCCACACGGCGCTGCGCTTTTCCGCGCCGCCGACGGTATAGGCGAAGCGGGCGACGCCCATGCCCTCCACGTTGGTGTCCAATTTTGACACCAGCCACGCGGCCGTCGTGCCGTCTACGGTGAGCGCCACCGGATACCAGGTCGGATCCCCGCTACGCTGCACGCCGAGCGTGACCACACCGTCGCCGTATGCCTGCGCCCACGCGGAGAAGTCGAGCACGACCTGCGTCACGCCGCCCTCGCCGACGTAGCCGATCATGACGGCGCCGCACTCCGCCACCGGGGACGAGACGCCCGCCGGGACGGAAAGATTGATGATATTCACGCGTTCGCCTCCTAAACCAATTTGTCAAAAACGATAATCGTGCCAAACGCCCGCAGGCAGAGCACCCGGTCGCCGACGGCGACGACCGCCGAGGCGAGGCGCAGGGAGCCCTTCTGCGTGGGGCTGTTCTGCCCCGCAAGGATCAGATGCACGCCGTCGGCGTCGATACTGCTGACCTCGGCGGTGAGCCATTCGCCGCCCGCCGCCCCGGCTTGCGGGGATCTTGTTGCCTCAAACATCGAGATTGTACACCACCTTTTTGAGCGTGTGCGTCATCTTCCCGCCGGCGCAGAGATCCGCCGTCCAGGACTGAGAGACGCAGATTGAGACTTCTCCCTCGTGGATCAGCGCCACCACGTCGCCCACGCCCCAGCCCGGGAGCAGCCCGGTCTCCAGCGTGATGACCTCGCCGGAGATCATGGACTCATTGCGCAGCCGGTCGGCGTAGGCCTGGGCCGCCGCCTGGGACGGCAGATTGTTCACGCTCACCACGCGGGCGATCCGCCGCCCGCGCCGCGTGGTCGAAAGTGGGCTCTGCGGGTTGTCGTTGACTGCCGTGGCGCTGAGCGCCGCGCCCAGCTCCGGGTTATCGCAGTTCACGACGAAGACATTGGGCGCGGAGAAAAAGTCCCGCGTTTTGGTAAAGCGCCCGGCGACAACGCGGGTGTCGGGATCCGATGTATCAAGCGTGTGTCGGATGTTTATGGCTTCCGGCACGGTGGCCGGTTCAAGCACCGCCGCGCCGGTCAGGTCAAAAAACAAAGGGTTGTAGGATATCTCGCCGAGCAATTGATTTGCGATGTCAAGATAAGACGTTCCGGCTCCCCAGTCCTCGCGCGGGGTGGCCAGCGTCTCGGCGCTCGGCGTTTTAAAAACGGTGTTGATGCCCGCCGCGGTGAGCAGCTGCTCCACCGCGTCCACGTAGAGCGAGCCGCGCGGGAAGAAAACCAGTCCCTCGCTGTTGGTGTCGTCCACCAGCTTCCCCCGGTCATAGGCCGAAACGCTGACCGTTTTGGTCGGCCCCTCGGTCTGCTCCTCAGGCTTGGCGAAACCGTACACGCCCCATGGCTCCTCCACGCCGTCGATGATCGAGATCGGGCGTACCTCATCGTTAAGCCAGTCGATCTCCAGCGGGTCGCCGTCCACGGTGTAGGCCGTGGGCTTAAAGCTTGCCGTGAGCAACATCTTGAGCCGATCAGCGCTGTTGCAGCGGATCCGCGGCGTCCTGTCCACGGCCTTGAGCAATCCGCAGAACGCGCCGCCGCGCAAGAGTTCATAGCGAAATTTGATCTCACGCATTGACAAAATCCCGCCTCTCCATCTGCGTCACGCTAAAGCTGTAGCTCTTGAAAAAGCGCGGATCTCGCCGCGTGAAGCCCTGGAGGATGCCCACCACGACCTCCCCGCCCGGCGTCTTGTAGATAACCGCCCTTTTGAGCATGGCCTCAAAGCGCCTCGCGTCGGCCTCCTGCGCCGCCGTGAAGCTCACGTCGCCGGTCGCCGTCAAACTCTCTGCCTCTCCGATCTCCGCCTCCGGGTATTTCGCGCCGGAATACTGGATGTACGATACCTCGCCGGTTTTGGTGATGGTCTGCGTCCGGTTGGCGTCCTCGCTCAGCTCCAGCAGCAGAAACTCCCCGCCGGAAAGCGGAGCGATCGCCGGGCAGTCCACAAAGCCTGTGAGCGTCACGACATTGGATTTTGTATAGTACCCGCCCGGCAAAACCTGGAGAACGTAGTATTCATGCGCGCCCAGCGCCTTGCGGTCGGTGAAGTAGTTTCGCCGCGTCTTGCCGATCAGAACCCCATCACGGTAGATCAGGAAGTGTCCGGTTTCCGGGTAAAGGTCGGTGTCGTATGTGTCGGACATATAGGCGGGGCTTCCATACGTAAATGTCGTGACGTTGGTGTAAACCTCGCCCAGATCGTTATAGACCCGGCAGCGGAATTTATAACCGTCGTTGGCCGAGTGCGCCGCTATGGTTTTTATAGCAGTGTTGGCGCCCGACATATTCGACCAGCTTGCCGAGCCCGGTGCCTGCTCCTGCCACTGGTAGCTGACCATCCTGTTGGCCGTCTGACATACCAGCACGAAAGTTCCGCTGTTTTGCACAACGCGCTCCGGCAGCGTTTTCACAATCTCCGGCGGCGGCGTTGCGTTAAAATAGTTGACCCCGATATCCGGCGACCCTGTCCCCTCTGCAACCGTGATTTCCGCCCCTGGCACATTGGCCACGCTGACATTGGCTTCCGCCCACGCGCTCCAGAGAGTATAACGGTTTTGTGCCGCCACTTTGACGACGTGGAGGCCGTCCGGCAGCGGCTCCGGCAGGGTGAAGCTGCGCGTCGATTCGCCGCGGTAGGGGCCGTATGTTTTGCCGTCGACTTCGATTTTATAGGCGAGCTGCCCCTCCACCTGCCAGTTGACCGTTAAAAAAGGTTTGCCGTCGCCGGTCACGCTGGAGATGACGGGCGCGCCAAATACCTGGAAAGACAGCGCCGTTGACCAATCGCTCCAGTCCCCGGCCCCGTTTTGAGCGCGAACGCGCCAGAACACCCGCCCTGCGGCGAAGCCGGAACCCGGAACCGCTATGGAGTTCAGCCCTGCAGGTACGCTGGCCAGATCGCTCCAGCTTGTGCCGTCTGCACTTTTTTGAAGCTGCGCGCCGGCGCTGGCCCCACCGTCCAAGCTCAAAAAATCCCAGCTGAAGATAATGTCTCCGGTGTTGTTTTCCACCGTATTGTTCGGGGCAAGCGGCACTGCCTCCACCGCTGCATTAAGGGTTGACAGCGTGAAAACGTCCGTTTGTGTTGTTCGACCCGTGTTGTCGGTCGTGGAAGCGTACCACTGGATGTTTCCGCTTGGAAATGTGCCCGCCGGGATTGTGATGCTGGCGCTGTTGCCATTTGGCGTCATGGCTGCGGATGTATAATTTCCGGCTTCTCCGGCTCGCCAGAAGAATGTCGCCGAATCCACGCTGAAAGGCTCATAGACCGGCGCGCTTGCCTCAAGCGCCACCTGGAAGGTCTGCGCCTGCGTCACGATGATCGTTCCGCTTGTCGGCGAGTTGACCGGAACGGCCTGGCTCTGCGCCGCGTACTTGACTGTGAAGCTCACGCCGCTTGACCACGCCCCGACGAGCCCGAAGGAGTTTGTTGCCCGTGCCCGCCAGTAGATCGTCCCCGCCGGGAAGCTGATAGCAGGCGCCGTCCAGCTCGTCCCGTCGCCGCTGACCGTTGCCAGATTTGTCCACGCCGCGTTGTCCCGGCTCCACTGGAGTTCTGTTTTTGTCAGCGTCCCGTCTCCGGAGTAACTCCACGCGAAATTGATGCTCGCCGTGCCGTCAAGCGTCGTGCTGCGGGGAGCTATGGGGCTGATCGCGCCGCCGACCGGGCGCAGAACTGTGAAGCTCACGTCGCTGGACACTCTGCCCAGGTCGTCGCTCGCCCGGATTTTGACGCTCATGCTGTTGCCGCTCACGCCGGCAGTCGTGAACCAGGCCTCCTCGCAAAGGATGCTGGCGCTGTCGCTGGCCGCCGTAGTCGTATAGAGCAGCGTGGAGTTATAAAAAAACTGCACCGTGAGTGTTCGGGAAAGCCGGTTTGTGAAGTTCGCCGTGATCAGGCTCCCCGCATAGAGCGATGACGGCGTCACGCCGACGGAAAGCGTTGGAAAACTGACCGTGAAGCTCACGCTGTTCGACCAATCGCCGACAAGCCCGAAGGAGTTCGTCGCCCGTGCGCGCCAGTAGATCGTCCCTTTGGGAAATTTGTAGGCCGCTGCCGTCCAGGTCGTGCCGTTGCCGCTGATTGTGGCGAGATCCGACCATGCCGCGTTATCTCGGCTCCACTGGAGTTCTGTTTTTGTCAGCGTCCCGTCGCCGGAATACGTCCAGGAAAAACTGATGGTTTCGTTGCCGTTGACTGTCGTGCTGCGCGGCGCCACGGGGCTGATCGCGCCGCCCGTCGCGCGGCGCAGGGTGAATGCCGCGTCATTTGACGTTCGCCCGTATCCGTCGCTCGCGCGGAGCTTTAACCCCATGCTGTTGCCTGTCACGCCCGCAACGTCAAACCAGCTTTCGGGGCAGTTGATGTTAATGCTGTCGCTGTTCGCTGTCGTCGAGTAAAGCAGCGTCATGTTATAAAAAACCTGGACTGTGAGTTCCTCTCCCAGCCTGTTTGTAAAATCCGCCTTTATTGTATTTCCTGCATAAAGGGCGGACGGCGTCACGCCGACGCTCAGCGCCGGCGGCGTATATGTGAAAGAGATCTGTGGAGCTGTCAGATTCCAGGTCCCGTCCGTTTGGTTCGTTTTTTCTACGCGGACGCCGATAATGGCGTTGGCTTCAAAACTGATCCCCTGGAAGCTGAACCTGTGGGTTGTAGCCTTTATATCGGTGTTGTCTGTGAGCGAAAACTGCGCTGTGGCCACTGGTTCGTCGTTTCTCGGGTCGCCTGCATAAACCGAACATTCAAAGGTTGCATCTGACTGGTATGTCTCTTTTGGTGTGAACGTTACGTCAAAGCTGACCGCTGTGACCTGTGACGGGTTGAATGTTGTTTTTGCACGATATAGGGCGTAGGCCCATATGATAGAATTATTAAGGATTTGGAGCGTTCTGGTGTTCGCATCTGTGTACCAGCCTCGGAAGCGATCTGTGTAATCGTTATACCCGCACTCTTCCGGCGTTTTTGTGATCGTTGCCATTTAAGCCATCCTCCTGACTGCCTCGCCGTCGGCGAGCTCGCGCTCAATGCCGTCCATGCGCTGGAGGCAGCGCTCCAGCAGGCCCTCGATGCGGCTGGTGTCGGTCGCCGCCGCGGCGATCTGCCGGCTCTCCTGGTTGGAGTAGATCGCGCTGCCGCGCGGCAGGCTTACCAGCTCCGGGCCGGATTCTCCGACCCAGGTAAGGCCCCCGCGCCAGTTGTCCGTGCCGGCGGCGTTGTAGCCAGCCGCGCCCCAGTATCCCATATCCCCGGATTCCGCCATCGCGCTGCCGACCATTTCGGCGTTGAGATTGCGGATCCAGTCAATAGCGCTCTGGGCTTTGCTTTCCAGCCACTCAAGCGCGCCCGCTACACCGTCGATCACGTATCCGAGCCCGTCCATCGCGGAGGAAAACTGGGCGATCGGGTCAAGAAAGCTGGGGAATTTCACATCAAACAAATCCAGGCTCACATTTCCAAGATGCTCGGCGCTTTCGATGAGATGCTCAAAATGGGGCAGCAGGGTGGAGTTTTCCACCGTATCGCGAAGCGTATCGGCAGCCTTCGAGAAGAGCTCCAGGGCTTCGATGCTGGCAGGCGCCCATATGACCGCGATCTCATTTTTTAGTGCGTCCCAGTGCGCCTTGTTTTCGTTCACGGCGTCGTTTACCTCGACGAGCTTTTTGGCCTGATACTCGGTGAGGACGATGCCGCTTTCTTTTGCCTTGTCCATAAAGGCCTGTAAAGCCTTGCTCCCCGCGTCGATCAAAGGCTTCATTTCGCTGTAGCCTTTGCCAAAAAGGTCGTTTGCGATGGTGTCGCGCTCTGTGGCGTTTTCCACCTCTCCCAGGGCGTCGATTACTTCCAGAAACGTGTCATAGTTGTTTTTGAGCTGCCCGTCCGCGTCGGTGACGCTTATGCCGAGGGCAGCAAAGGCCTCTGCCTGTTTTTCCGCGCCGTCCCTGGCCTTGTCCATGCTCGCGGTCAGCTTGACAAGGCTCTGGTCGATACCCTCAAAGTCCAGAAAATTGGACGCATAATCAAGGCCCTGGAGCGTCTCAACATCAATGCCGGTTTTTGCCGAGCGCGTGAGCAGCTCGTCCGCCTTTTCGGCGGCTTCCAGCGTCAGCGCATGCAGTTCGCTCGCCGCCTTGTATACCAGCCTGACCCCGGCGGCGGCGGTGCCCATCAGGGCAACGGTGCCTTCTGAGAACGTCGCCATGCCGTTCAGCGCGTCCTGCGCCTTTTTGGGGATGTGAATCCCGAGTGTTTCGGCGACGCTGCTCACCGCGTCGCCGAGACCCACCAGGTCGGAATTCTGATCCTGGATCTGCTTGTTCGTGTCCTCGATGGCGGCGTAGAGTTTCCATTCGGCAGCTTCGGCGTTGTTGAGCTGGATGGCCCACTCCCTTGTGCGCGTGTCGTTCTCGCCGTAGGCGTCTTTGGCGTTTTTAAGCGCCTCGCGCAGCGTTACCACCTTTTTGCTCTGGTTTTCGAACTGCTCTTCCAGAATGCGGAGCCTTTCCTGCAGGCCGCCGCCCACGTCGCCCATGGCCTTGTATTGCTCCTCGACTTTCTTGAGCTCGGAGGCCAGCACCTGGTTTTCCTTTGAGATGTCCTGAATCGTCTGCTTGTATGCCTGGTCTTGCTCAATGGCAAGGCGCAGGCCGACCGTTCTGAAATTCGCCATTTAAGTTCCTCCCATCTCCATGATGGCGGAATAGAGACCCATCGGCTCGCCGCCCGTGTCCGATTTGGACACGGGCCGCGTCTTTTCTCCCGGTGAAAACCAGGCGTCAAAAAGCGCGATGAGCCGCGCGGGGGTCATTGTTTCCCAGAAAAGCTCCTCGTTCATGCGCAGCCCGAAGAGCCAGATGCTTAAAAACCGGGCGAAGTCGATGCTCGTGCCCTCGGACTCCGCCCGGTCAATCAGTTTTTTTCTTTCGCCTCGGCGTCCGCCGCCAGCTTCTGGCGGGCAGTGTCGGCGCTCATCGCGCGCAGGAACATGCCGAAAACGTCCGTATCCTGGATCATGGCGGGGTTGTAGTCCTCCGCGATATCGTCCAGGGTGATGGGATCCTCGCAGCATTTGACGCGGGCGCGGTTCAGCATGATCACAAAGAGATCAGCGGAGACCTTGTTGATCTCGCTGCCGAAAACGGTTTTCATGTCGCCGTACTTCGTCTGGAGATCTTCAAGCACGCGCATATTGCAGCAGACCTCGTATTCGCGCCCCCAAAACTCGATTTTCTTTTTCTCAAGCTGAAGCATGGTTTCAGCCTCCCGTGCCGGGCGCCTGGACAAAGCAGGCCTCGCACCAGGCCTTTGCCGCGGCCTCGTTGTCGCAGATCGCCGTCTCCTGAATCACGTGGCCGGTCGTGTCGTCCGGCAGAAAGCGCCCAGTGGTCGTCGGCGTCTGGAAGGCGATGGAGTTGTCGCGCGTCTGCCGCGTCGTGTTGGGCGGCGAGAATTTGGCGCAGGCAACAAAGATCGCAGACCACTTTTTCTGGTGGTTGATCATGTCGGGGGAGTAGACCGCGAATCCCACATAAGGCGCGTCGTCGTCGGAGGCATAGACCACGCTGGAGACGCTTTCCGTCACCTGCGAGCCCGCGTCGTTGGTGTAGGTGATCTCGCGGGTCTTCTGCGTCGCGCCGAAGGCCAGCACCTGCATTTCAGGGGTAAAAAACGTCGCCTCAAAGGTGATGTTGCCGCCGGTTGCCTCGCGCATATACTCGCGAAGGCCGTCGCAGCCCCACAGCTCCGCCTCGGCGAACTGAAGCTGAAGCTCCGCCCGGCGGGCGCAGCCGCCGGAAATCGGCGTGTCGTAGGTGACGACGCCGTTGATATTGGTATACCGCGCGATGGTCGCACCGCGCAGGCCGATTGTAGCCATTGTATGCTCCTTTCTTACTCGCTCCCCAATGGGGGAGTCGGCAGCCGTCAGGCTGACTGAGAGGGTCACCCCTCGGTAAACGTCTTTTCCATCCAGTCCAGGACAATGGTCTCGCCCGGCGCGGCGATCTGATCGCCGTCTTTCGTGGCGGCAAGGCGCACAAAGGGGCGCGCCATCTGGTGCCGGTTGCCGTATTCGTTTTCAAAGGCGATCAGGCTGTTTGCCGTCTTGATCCCGCGCCGCGTCCTGCTGCCCTTGAAGGTCACCACGCAGTAGCCTCCGTCGTCGTTCTGCCGGGGCCTGGTGTGATAGATCGCGTCGAGGATATGATACCCGCTCTCCGGGTCGAAAACGCCCATGGAGGCCCCGGCAGCGGCCACAGCGGCCTCGCCGGCGCTGCCCATGGCGTCCAGGGCGGCGCTCATGACCGGCCAGGGCACATCTCTCAGCCGATCCAGCGCGGAACTCAGCTCGTCGAAGCCGTAGACGCTAACCGTTGCCATAGTCCACGCCCCCGTCCGCGTACTCGCACTCGATTACCCAATGCTGCCCGTAGTTTTCGCCGGTGCGCCTGTCGCGCTCGCCGATCGGCGTGATATCCGGGCTGCTGAAATCCGCCACGGCCAGCGCCAGGCAGATATCCTCCAGCATGGGGTTTGGGTTCTGCTTGTCCGGCAGGTAATAGTGTACCTGCACCAGATACCGCGCCGCGTGGGCGAAATCGCCGCCGTGCTGCGCCCCCAGC